CTGGATTAAATCAACGACCTCAGAGTTTCCACAGCACGCTCCTCCGGGAGAGTTTATCTCCAAAAAAATACCGCGCACATTCGCCTCCATTGCAGACTCAATGTCTTCGCAAATCCACTCGTAGTCCCATGCGCCACAGCACGCTTCCAGCGGGGAAATGCCTTTGGCAAGCGTGCCGTCGATGCAGATATGCGCGATTCCTTGTCCATCAATTTCCATTGGCTCGCGTTTGCTCATCATGCCGTGAGGCATTTCATAATCGTCGCCGTTGGAATACTTGTCTCCGCCAGAGCGCAAAAGCCTGTTTTCCACCAATTTACGAACCGCAGCATATCCTCCCGGAGTGATAAGCCACGGGCGATAAAGCACCTGTTCAAGTACGCGTTGAAATTTCATTCTGCCGTGGTTTGGGTTGGTGGATTTCCGTTCGGAGTGAGAAGCCCGAACACATCACGCGTCAACCCAGAGCGTTGCATGCGTTCGCGTATTGCAATTTCCTCACGTTCAATTTCATCCAAATGCTCTTCGAGCGTTTTGGATCCGCTCGCCAAAATGTCCGTCATGCTTCGCATCCCGGCTCGGTACGCATCAATGGCGTCGCGGTTGGCGTATCCAGCATCTGCCGTCAAACGGGCTGGCTCAGTGAAGCGAAATTGGTAAGCACCTCCTTTTGAGGCATCTTCACCTTGGTAGGGCGGAAGGATTCCAAGCTCCACAAATCTGGACACGGCGAAAGCGCACCTCCGCTTGCAAAACGCTGAAAGGTAGGCGTGCCGCTCAGAAGTGATCCTGTTCACTTGCTCCAAAACAATTCTGGCGGTTGCGCCGCCAAGCCGAGACATGTCCCAGCCAAACTCCGGTGGCCATTGAGCGGCGAGCAGCGCGTTGCGGATGAGCCTTTCTTGCAACCGATCCTGTGATTCATTTGGGATTTTCGCATCCAACTGCTCAATGCTTTCGCCTGCGTTTGCCGTGAGATACTCAATTCGGCCGCCAGCCATCGGCGTCAGCTTAAGTCCTTCTCCACAGTTGTTTATGGCATCCGGGGCAAGCTGCGTAAAAGCTTCCATTGGGTCTGCCATTCCCTGCTGGTTCGTAATCAGCAGCCCGATTTTTGCTGCCATCCGCGAAGCAGATTGAATGTCATCACCGAGGTCTTTGAGGGAAAGCAAATCTCGAATCGCTGGCGCGAATGCTGAGATGCCGCGGACTTGATCCACTTCACGCGGATCCATCGTGAGCATGCAAGACTGAGCAGGAATATCTCGGTCAGATGAGCCGTCATCATTTTCGCCGAGAACACGATATGCCAGCGGCCGATTGTTTTTGGAAAGGATAACGCCGTTGTAGATTTTCTGCCCCTTGTATCGGCCAGTTTGCAAAACGCCGTCATCAACGCGACTGCCAATCTGATGCCAAGGAACCTGCTGAAGGAACGGGTATCCATTGTTGTTGGTCGTCAGGATAGTCAACAAATCGCCTTCACGATCAATCGCAATCGACTCAAGGCGAAGCCCTTCCCACCAAGATTTCCCATCAATGTAGGAAATTTGAAACCAGTCCAAAAGCGCAGCTTCCGCCAGCTTTCCCCATTCGCGGTTTTTGCCAACGAAAATGGGGCGCATTGCCATGCCTACGGTAAGCATGGATTTTTGGTCGATGGCCGCATTGACCATTCCCACGTTCCAATAAAGTTTCCGGGCAGCAGAATTAACCCTGCGCCATTCAGAAACGTTCAGCTCTTTGGAAATGCTCTGAGTATGCGTCTGCCAATAAGGCTGCGCCCACACGCCGCCTTCAATCAAACGCTGCCTGCGATACCCTTCCATGTTCGCCTTAGGCGCGACCTTGTTTTTGGAAACCAGATTTTTTAGGCGATCGAAAAGGCTCATACGAAAAATGCCTGCGTCGCTCGAAGCGGCCTGTTGATTCCTGCCGCTTTGTAGTTAAGTGCCTGCTGCGCAAGCATTACCACATCAAGCGGAGTCAGCACTCCGTTCACATTGAATTGAAAGCTTGCTCCATCAATGCTGCTGGAAACCAACGTGCTTTTTCCGTCCAAGGAAGCTTGAAACTTGCTGGAAATGATTGCGCGCAGTTCCGCAACATCTCTTGTCAGAAATACCTGAAGAAGTAATTTTTGATCTGGAAGCATAATAAAAAGGGAAATCTCGGGACATCCCACACGGGAGCCCGAGTTTTTTTTCCGCGCAGCCAGTCACACCCGTTACAGGTTAGATTGCGAGTGAACACTATTCTGTTGCGGCTTCTTCGTCAACCTCCACTTCTGGGGCTACCGAAACCATGTCAGGAAGCACGCCTAAAATTTGAGCTGTCAAAACATTCATTGCTTCCGCGTCCCACATATGATTCGGCCTTCCAGTTGCCGTCCAACGCAGCCTCGTTTTTTTTGTGCGCTTGTCGACTGTCTGCCGCTTGCGCTCACTGTTCATGTGCCTAACATACTCCGGGGGCGCATCTTGCGGAAACTCCCACACGGGTGAACCTGTGTTTCTAAGGTTCGCCAAAATATCTTTGATAGGATCAGATGCCCAATAAAAAAATGGAACGAAGATTCTTTTTCCGTTTGCGTCTCTTGTGGTTGGCGCAACCACGCGATCCGGAGCGGAGTAGTAGCGCTTGATAGGTTTTCCGTCTTTTCCGCGAATCGTGAAGTGATCTTCTGCCCGGCCGATGAGCGCAACCCATCCGTTTTTGGCGCAAATGTCGTAAACCTTTCCATGGAAACTGTTTCCGGCGTCAAGAAGCGTTCGTTTGTCATGGACCTTTAGGCGCAACTGGATTTCCTTCAACTGCTCTACGGTCAATACCTTTCCTGCCCACAGCAATTTGCTGTGCCCATTTTTTAACCAAACGCGAACGATTGCCCAGTAGTGATCTTGCTGCACGTCCACTGTCATGATGCGCGCCACTTCGTCTGGCATCGGTCGCCCATCTTGCCACTCGTTTTGGAAATATTCTGCTGCCTCCAATTCAAGCACCGGCATTTCTTCTTCTTGTTTCCAAGGCTCCGCAAGCCGTTGCATTCGAAAATCTTTCGTTGGCTGCAACACGCCCAAGTGGCGAGCGTCACAAGCCTGAACCCACTGAATGACAAGGTCGCTCCAGCGAATCCAATACACGCTTTGCGCTGAAACTCGCCGCGAACGGAACCCTTCAACGTGGTCGTTGTTTTCAGAGATCCACTGGCTCCTCTGAGTCAGTGACCTGCGTCCAGCCAAAGTATCTGGAGTGACGTGCCCGCAATGCGGACATTCATGGCGCACGGACTTGACCAACTCTCCCCAATTCCATTCTCCATTTTGATTTTTTGCTTCGTCGTATTTTATGTCAACCCACTGCGGCTTAACCCATTTTGAACAAGCAGCACAAGAATGGCACCACGCGAACTCTTCGCCGGATCTCCACTCTTCCGTCAACTGATGGGGTTCTTCGTGCGATTGTGAAGTGAGTAGCGCGAACCCATTCCAGCGGTCATGCAGACGCTTTTTGAATTGAGTTATCAAATCCGAATACTGCCAGCATTCATCCAGAAACAAAACCTGCACTGACTTTTCCTGTGCGTTCGATGTATTTGCGCCCCCAAGCATCAGCGGCATGTGGGGAAAATAAATGGCATCTTTTTTTATGTGATGCCTATTTTTTGGCAGCAATGAATAAACTGGAGCACAGTGATTTAGGACTGGAAGCAATCGCGTTTGCATCCACTCCGCAGAAGTAGCATCAGTCTGCGTTATTGAAAGCATGGGTCCCGGTTGCTGCGCCACCGCCCAGCAAACCATTGCTTCTAAAGCAGTTGATTTTCCTGCTCCCGTGCATGCCTGCACTACTGTTTGCCGGCACGAAGGATCAATGAAATCTTGAAACACATCATTCCACCAAGGCGCAGTGGCCCTGTCGAAATGCGATGAACGAGAGGAGTGTGGCAGTTTGATGTTTTTCTCAAACCAATCCAATGGATCGCCAATGTATGCGAGCTGAACTCCGTCAGCGCAACCTGCTGATAAGGGGTTCATTCTAATTCTTGAAAAGATTTTTTGCAACTCGACTTTAGCAGCTCAATGCGTGCTCTCAACCTCGGTTGAATGTCCGCCTCGGGCAAGCCCGCGATCTGACCGGGAAGGTCTCCCACAAGAGCATCCAGCTCCGCGCACCAAGTAGAAATGACGCGAACCCCAACCTCATAAACCATCCGCTTGTTGATGAGCCTGCCCTCGTCTTCAGCAATCCGCAAATCAAGCCGCTTAACTTCGCGCTCTAATTTTTGTTTGCGTACAGCATTGATTTCGCTTGGCGAAGTCTGCTCTGTTTTTTTGTCGCGCCAAGTTTGAATGGCCTCCAAATTATTCCACGGCAAACCATCTTTTGCCATTGCCCGTTTCCAACGTAGAACGGCGGGACGGCTTACCGCAAAATGCTTGGCCACTTCTTCAAGCGTAAGCTCTGGCAAAGCATTTGCATCGTAAGCCGCAACCATCGCCTGTTCATTTTTGGTGATGGTTTTTCCCGCCTTCAACTTGGCGAGGATGTTTTTAACCTGCGCCTTGGAAACTTGCTCTGTCAGGCTCATAGCGCGGCAAAGAAATCTTTGTTCAACTCTGCCCTGAAATCCCGCTGCCCAAACAGCGCAATCTGTTTGTCTCTAAGCTCTTCCCAGTTTTCCAATTTCTTTTTGTAATCCAAAATAGAATTAACGCAGAACGCATCGTCCCAGTAGCCAGCGCGCACCAGCGTGTTTTTGGCTTTGCCGTCGTAAAGCAAAAGCACCTTGCTTCCAGTAACTTCGTAAAACCGATTGGCGGGGCAGTGGCCGATTTTGTCTGTAATGAGCTGGTCCTCAATGTACAGAGAGCTTTGGAAAAAATGAATGAACTTTTTGATGTCTCCAACAGCCTTGTATATTTTTGCCTGCGGATTTATAGCGTGAAAGTCTGCGACATTTTTTTGAGCCGTTGAAATGTGAACGTCAAACATGTCGTGGTTCAGCCATTGCTTGAAAACGTTGACCCTGTTTTTACGGAACGATCCGTAGTAAAAAATCCCGGAATGTTTATGGGGTCTTTTTGCCCCGTCAAAATGCAACAGCTTGTTCATGTCAACAACTGTGTGCCTTGGAAAATTATCAAAATTGTCGTAAATTGCAATCCTGCGAATGTTCGACCGCTGCCTGATGTTCAGTTGTTTTGGAATGGTACAAGTGTAATCATTTCCAATCCAAATAATTTCTTTTGCCTTTGCCCCGATCTTCCTGATTTCTTCCCTGAAATCACAGAAGCCAAACATTCCGTTTACAATAAACAGAGTTTCAATATTTGACTCAAGCACCTCCTCTGCCTTCTGTTTTGTATCCACCAGCTTGATTCTTAGAAAGCCGGAAATCCACATCGCAAGTTTGCTGGATGCAAGAATTTGCGCTTCGCTGCATCTGGTTGGGTTAATTACACAATTCATTTTTTGCT